TGGACTTAAAGCACCTTGAATAGCGCCAGCAACAACAGGGGCAGCACGCACACCAGCAACCAAGTTAGCAGGGTTAACCACATTACCAGCAATACGGCCTAAATCTAAACCTGTTTCACCAGCAGTTTCACGCTGTGTCTGATATTGTTGTTCACGCTGAGGAACTACTTTCTCACTAAAAGCTCTAGCCGCAGCAGCAACTGGACGGCCCATGACAGTAACGCCTTCAGGAACTTGCTCTAAGACTTTACCAACCAGTTGAGCAGCGCCATAAAGAGGATCAGTCAATCCCTGCATAAATCCGCTAGGAGCAGCAGGTGTAGGAACAGCCTGAGATGTCTTACCTAAATGGGCTTCAATCTTAGCAATGGCTTGCTCTTTACTTAAACCTTCAGGAAGATCAAAATGCTGACCTTCATATTGATAAATTGGCATGTCTACCCTTATTTCAAAACGATAGGATTAGTGACGGTTCCCACAGCAGGAGTTGAAGGTTGTTTAGGCATTCCGGGCATTGAAAGTGCTCGTTGTTTAGCGGCTTCTAAATCACCTTTAATTTTAGTAATTTGAGTATCAAACTCTTTTTGTTTCATTTTAGGATCTAGAGCACCAACAGCAGCTGTGAGTTTCTTACCTTCAGCGTCTGACAAAGCACCCATACCTTTAAGTGCAGCCACTTGAGGAATGAATGTTTGAGCTTTAAATGTCTCAAGTTGAGAAGCAAAACCAGCAGCATTAGTTCCCGGAATCATCGACACCAAACCACCTGATACAGCCCCTACGACATCCTTCTTACCGGGGTGTTTAGACAAGACATCAAGTGTCTCCAAGGCACTATCAAAAGCAGCTACACGGCCTTGAGCTTGAGATTGCAAAGTAGATTGTTTTTCTTCAGCTTTTACTTTCAAATCTTCAATCTTTTGCTCAAGTAACTGACGCTGTAAATCGTTGGTAGAACCTTTTAATGCAGCGTTCATTTGAGCAATCTGCAACATGATTGCATTACGATCTTTAGCCAGTTGTTCAGCACTCTGCATACGCTCACGAGCTAACTCAGCAGCCTGTGTACGAGCAGCTTGTTTTTCATCCACTTTAGTTTGGATAGCTACGGCTTGTTGAGCCAAAGCAGCGGCCCCTTGAGTGTCGCCCATATCTGATAATTGTTGTGCTGCCTGAGCAAGACTTTGTGAACTGGTTTGGTCAATACCTTTAAGGACTGACTGTCTTGCAGCTACCAGTTTTAACATTGGGTCTTCTGAACCCAAAGCACGACCGATTTGACCCGCACCATACATCACAGCAGTATTTGCTCGTTGATAAGGGTCTAATTGTGCAAGTTGTGATGCTTGTGACAGCATCTGAGCGTTCTGAGCTTGTTGATATTGCTCAGGGGTTGAGAATAACCCTGCTACGATAGAATCTTGTGTTGCCATGTTTATTTATTCCTTACCACACTAAACCAAGTTCACCTGTGTTGTCAAGACCACCAAGTGCTGTATTTATGTCTGCGTTTCCACCACCTTGTAAAGAAGTTCCTCCAAATAGGTTACCCAAACCACCACTTAACCACTGACCTAAGCCTGTAGCAAGACCGGGACTTTGCAGGGCAGCAGCATAAGGATTTTGTTGCATTGCAGGGAACAATGTTTCAGCAGCACCTAAGTTACCACGCAAACCGAGAGAAGCAGCAGGGTAGTTAGCAGCAGATTGAGCCTTAGCCAAGTCAAGACCTAACGAGAAAGGTTGTTGACCAAGAGATTCAACGCCTTGAGCAGCAGACAAACCAGCAGTAAAGGGCTGATAAGCTGAAGACAACAAACCTTGACCAAACGCTGTCTGTTGTTGACCTGCTTGTTGAGCCTGAGCAGCCAACTGAAGGTCTTGTTGAGCTTGTGCGTTAGCCAAAGCAGTAGCATATGGGTTAGCAGACTGTAGAGCACCTCCTTGAGCAATCTTCAGACCTGTAGTACCGCGGTTGTAGTCTTGGTTAGCCAAGTTAGCCCATGCTTGCTGACGAGAAGGGTTCAACAAAGCCTGTTGATTCTGTAACCAGCTCTGAGCAGCTTCCTGTGGAGACTGAGCAATGTATCCTCTACCCAAGTTCTGCAAGGCAGTAACATCAGACAAAGACTGACGGTTAGCACCCATGATAGCATCTTGATAAGCTTGTGCTTCTGGGGTAAGAGAATAGCCAGCACTTTCCAACTGACCTGTTTGTGGGTTAACTTGGAAATTAGACTTTCCAAAGGTAGTTGTAACACCTACAGGACGGAACTGAGCCATCCCTTGTGCTTGAGCGCCTGCTTGACGAAGAGCTTCAGCAGTTTTCTGAGCAGCCTCTTGATTAGTCCTATTCTGGAGAACACCACCTAGAAGGTTAACACCACCAGCATAGTAGTTCTGTGCTTGAGGCTGTGTCATTCCTGAAGGCTGAGGTGCTGCATAAGCCAACAAACCAGCAGGATTACCTGTAACGGCTGATGTTATAGCAGGAATAGGGTTGTCTATTACCTTGTTGACTGTACCTGTAACAGTATCTATCGGATTACTTACAAAATCGCTAAACCATCCCATATTATTCTTCCTTACATTGTACCGTTAGAGATGACATTACCAATGACAGTAAGGTTACCTGAACTGTCTACTTTCATTACGCTTGTACCACTGACTTGCACATACAAGACACCGCCTGTCTCGACAAAGCCAAAGACAGTGAAGTCACCGTCTGCTTTAGAGGCAATAGCTGTAGCAAGGTTGTTGAATTCAGTGTCAATCTCAGTGCCTTTAACGATCTTGCGTGAGTCACCATGAGAGAAACTATCTTTGGCAGCAAAGTTAGTGCTTTTGGTATAATTAGCCATAGTTTGTTATCTTTCCGTTCTTAGCGTGCATTTCAATCTTCTGGATACTCAAGGGTGATCCAGCAATCTCTACTTCAAAACCTACCTGAATTGCTTTACCTGATCCAGAACCATAGGCTTTCAATACTTGGAGGACAATACCACTGCTATACTCAGCACCGTAATTATACTCGCTTTCGCCGTAATAAGCAATACTATTGGTAGGAATTTGTGTATTCTGAGATACATAATTAGACTTAAAGTCGTAGTCCCACTTAATTGTCAATACTTGATTGTTACCACCAATGACAGTAGCCAATACATTTTTTAACAAAGATGTAACTACAGGAGAACCTAAATCAGAATAGTTTGTGTAGTAAGAGAAACGATATGTAGAAGTATTGTCGTAGTTACCAGTGTATGTGCCCACATAAGCGTTCAAGCCAATGAGCATTGTACCGTCAGCCTTCTGACAGAAACTCTTAGGAACTAAGTCCCATGTGGTTACACGGCTAGAACCGTCCTGAAGCTGTGCCTTACGGTCAAAGACATAGGTTACATTGGTTGTAGGGAATGTAATGGCGTAGAAGGCTTCACGAGGGTTGTAGACAGACTTAATATTAGCCTTAGTCTCAATGGAAGCAGCAGTTGTCAAGTCGTTACGGACATTCTTGGACAAGTCATTCAAAGGAGCCGACTTCTCTTGAATTGTACGCATGATGCTACGCACACCTGTTTCAGACAGGAAAATGATATCTGTTTCTGTAACTTGAATACTGTCCCTAGCAATACAACCAATACCCGATATTGTGTCGTACAGGGTCATAGTGGCTGGAGTCGTAGCGCCTTGATAGATCAAGATATTACGATAGCCAAAGATAAACAGGAAGCCGTTATGGACAGCCAAACCAGTGATTATGTCTCCACCTTTAGGCCACACGGATGTGGTATCCAGAGAACCGGAAGTACCTGTTCCAAACTTATGCGGGTTCTTAATATCAGACCACTGGACTGTTACTTTGTCTGTAGTGGTATTGGCATTCCAGATACGACCTAAAGCTGAGATGACAATATTGGCTAATTGTACTGTGCCGTTATAGCCTGATTCTTGGTCTACACGGTAATAAGTGGTTGTAGAGCTAGAAGGAGAAAAACCAAGGGGAACATGTCCTAATTGGTAGAAGTAAATATCTCCGTTCAGATATGCAGTAGACCAGTTAGAATCAGTGATCGTAGGAGCAGTACCTACACCGTTAAAGGTAAGTTCTGTAAGGGTAAAACCTACAAGCTTGTAAAGTTTATTATTTCCTGCACAAACAGTATAGGAACTACCGTCTCTGTCAATCAACTCAGCAATGGTTTTAACATCCGAAGAGTCAATAGGGGTAGAATGGTTTAATGTATAACCTTTACGAGCACCAATACGACCATATTGGTCAATAACAGCATTATTGGCTACAAGAGCATATCCGCTAGCTAAATCCAGCGAAGAGTCTTGAGTATTCAGTCCAAAGAAACCGGGAGCTGATACTGCATAAGCTTGTATATTTTGTGCCATGTTTTATTAGGTAGGATACCAAGCATCGTTTTCAGGGGAACGGGCAAGCTCAATAGCAATTAAGTCACCAGTGGCCTTTTTAGCAAGTGCAAAGCACTCAGAGCTAGACAAACCACCATCTTCACCACGATCCACCAATGCACGAGCCAAAGCACCCAAGACGATAGGTTCTTTAGCTAGTTTGGTTGTGTCGCCATCCGCAACAAAGTCATTCTCAGGGACAACAAGGCTAAAGCGAATGTTGTAAGCACCATCAGGGATAGGCCAGAACTTAACCTGAGAATCACCGTTACTGTCTACACCGCCAAAGATGTAGTGGAAAGGTGTGGTCTTCTGTGGATTAGAAGTACCGTAGGCTTCGATATCGA